CTGACTCAGGGGCAATTCGACGCCCTGGTATCGTTCACGTATAACCTCGGAGCCCGGTCCCTGTCGACATCGACCCTGCTGCGAAAACTCAACGCCGGTGATTACGCTGGCGCTGCCGATGAGTTCCTGCGCTGGAATAAAGCTGGTGGCAAGGTCCTGAATGGGCTGACCCGTCGGCGTGAGGCGGAGCGCGCTCTGTTCCTGTCGTGATTAGCGCACTGGTTAAGCATTACTGGCTGCAGTTGCTGGTGGTGGCGTTAATCGGCGTGCTGGCGTTCTTCGTGAACCGCTACCGCGACAACGCCATTACCTACAAAGACCAGCGAGATAAAGCCACCAAGAGTGTCCGCATGGCTAACGACACCATCAAAGACATGCAGACCCGCCAGCGCGATGTCACTGCGCTGGATGCCAAATACACGAAGGAATTGTCCGATGCGAAAAAGACCATTAACGATTTGCGTCGGGATGTCGATTCTGGCGCTAAAGGGCTGCGCATCGCCGCAACCTGCCCTGGAGTGCCAAAAGCCACCTCCTCCACCGGCGTGGATGATGCAGGAGCCCCCGAACTTACTCCAGACGCTCGACGGAATTATTTCGATCACCGGGACGGAATCGCAACCGCTGACAAGATGATTCGCGGCATGCAGGACTACATCAAAGAGCAGTGTCTTAAATGATTCGTTACCCAAATAACAGAGCCTGACTTCGGTCGGGCTTTTTTATGTCCGCAGTAAACCGCGCATTCTCGTGCGCATATCAACCAAGAGCCTTTCGGGGTAGAGCTTGAGATAGGGCAGTGGTAACGCTGACCGCTCTTGGGCTGCCCGTATCTACGAGAACAGGCTCAACCACCAAAAGGTATCAGCGAAATGAAATCATTAACCCTCTTCAATCAACCAATCCGTGTCGGGGAAGACGGCATGATCTGCCTCACCGATATGTGGAAAGCCAGTGGCAAAAGTGATGCTGAGTCGCCTTACCACTATCTGCGAAACAAGCAGACAAAAGAGTTCCTGGCCGAGCTGGAGAAAAACCACGAATCTGTGGTTTTCACTGAGCGCGGTGTACACGGTGGAACATATGGCGGGAAGTTTGTTGCTTACGATTATGCGGCTTGGTTAAACCCCGGGTTCAAGTACGCGGCCTATAAAGTCCTCGATGACTACTTCACTGGAGAACTTCAGCATCGCAACAGCTTAAGTGCGCAGCTCAACATGAAGTGCCATGAGTTTGACCAGAAAAAGGACATGGCGAGCTTCTGCGGACAAGGACTCGCAGCATGGCGTTATACGAAGCCTGTATTGGTCGCTGAGATTAACACCCTTGCTAACCAGCTGCAGATTACGATCCCAGGGCTTCAAGGATGAATAATCGCGTCATCGAATGCGCCTCCAGAGCGGGGCGAGACTTCTCTGAGTTCATGAAAGGCGAGAAGGGCATGATGGAAGTGCTGGCCTCGGTTGATCAGTTTGGCGAGCAACTCCGTCTCAACGGCTGCGTCAATCATCACTTTGTCAGTTACATGATGAGGAACTCGATCATTCAGGCATTCATGGACATGGCAAGCGCCGAGAAGAAAGAAGAGCGCCGCCGTAAAAGAGCGGAAGCAAAAACGAAGTAGCCATTACAGAAGCTCTTCACTGAGGGGCTTCGATAATGTCAACGTGAGGTAAGCATTATGGCAAAACCGGACTGGGGAGCACTGCAAGACCAGTTCCTCGCCGAGCATGCCAAAACAGGTATTTCCCCCAAAGACTGGTGCCAGGCTCAGGGACTGAATTACGCATCTGCGAAACGCTACATCAAAGTAACGTCGTATGGTGCGAAATCGCAGAAAGAATCTGCGAAAAAAAATGCGAATTCGCAAAAGGGAAAGGGCGAGGCCAGTAAATCCGGAAAGGTGAAAAAATCCGACCGTGAAACAGGCAGAGCCAAAAATTCCCGAGACGCGAAACCGATACGCGGATCCCGCACTGCGCCACCGACGAACGCTTTCCAGCCTGGCAACCAGAATGCACTGAAGCACGGTGGCTACGGCCGCCGGATGCTGCTCTCTGACGCTATCACCGAAGATGCGAAGCTGCTCACGCTCGACGATGAGTTGTTCTGGCTGCGCGCGGCGAACCTGACGGCGGCGGAGAACATTGGGCGCTGGCAGGCTGAACTCGAGCTTGCCGATGATGATAAAGCGAAGGATCTGCACTCGCTGATTTCCTCTGCTGAAAAGGCCATGCACCGCAACACGCAGCGCATCGAGTCGCTGGAATACACCAAAGGCTCGATAGAGAAGCTTCGTGTGGATGCTGCTTATCGCGAACGCGCCACTGAAAAAGTGGAAATGGAAATCGACATCATGAAGGACGGCGACAGCGACAACGCGATCGTCGTACACAATACCCTGCCGATACCTGGAAGATGATATGGCCGACATTTACCTCCCGACGCTGCATGACGGGCAGTTAAAGGTCTGGTCCGATTCCTGGGAAGGGCAACTGCACGCGGTCCGGTGTGGTCGCCGATGGGGTAAGACTTTCATGCTGTCCAGCGCCGCAGTGACCTATGCTACTGCGCCGTTTAAGCGCCCGGGCATGGACATTGAGCTCGGCGGCCGCGTCGGTATCTTCACAGCGGAGTATCGCCAGTATCAGGAGATCTACGACAAGCTCGAAGAAATCCTGCTGCCGCTGAAGAAAAGCTTTAGCCGCCAGGAGAAGCGCCTTCTGCTGAAGAACGGCGGGAAGATCGACTTCTGGGTCACCAACGACAACAAACTCGCTGGGCGTGGACGTGAATACGAAATCATCCTGATAGACGAGGCGGCGTTTACCAAGTCGCCGGAGATGCTGAGGGAGATCTGGCCTAAGTCGATTAAGCCAACGCTGCTGACGACGAAAGGCCGAGCCTACGTGTTTTCAACTCCTGACGGGGTGGACGAAGAGAACTTCTTCTACGCCATCTGTCACGACAAGAACCTTGGCTTTATCGAGCATCACGCGCCTACTTCCTCCAACCCGTTCGTTCCGCCAGAAGAACTGGAGAAGGAGAGGGCCAACAACGACCCGCGCGTATTTCGCCAGGAGTTCATGGCCGAGTTCGTCGACTGGTCCGCCGCTTCGCTGTTCGACGTCCGCAAATGGTTCGAGGGTGAGAATCAGGATCAGCCTGTCGATTACCCTGAAATGTGCCAGGCCGTCTTCGCTGTCATGGATACCGCCGTAAAAGGTGGATCCGAGCATGACGGAACGGCGGTGGTTTATTACGCCGTCGACACCCGGCCCGGCATTCAGCGCCTCACCATTCTCGACTGGGATGTGGTGCAGATTGACGGCGCGCTGCTGGAAACGTGGATGCCGTCGGTGTTCGACCGCCTCAACGAGCTTTCAGGCCATTGCGTTGCCATCAACGGCAGCCTGGGCGTTTTCATCGAAGACGCCAGCATGGGCAGCATCCTCCTGCAGAAAGGCGAAAGCCTGGGATGGCCGGTCAACAAAATTGAGTCCGCCCTGACCAGCAAAGGAAAGGACGAGCGCGCCATTATGGCCTCCGGTTATCACTACCGCGGCCTGGCGAAAATTTCCAGACACGCCTACGAGAAGACGGCCGTCTTCAAAGGCGAAACAGCAAACCATCTGCACAAGCAGGTATCCCGATTCCACCTTGCCGACAAGAAAGCGCATAAGCGCGCCGATGACCTGCTCGATGATTACACCTACGGGCTGATCATCGCCTTCGGCAGCGGCGACGCAATCTGACGAGAGAACCAATGAACGAAGACGATTTCGAAATCGGCAGCTGCTCTCACTCAGAGTTGATGGCATTGCTGGACAGCGACGACATCCAGCCCGGATCTACGGCTGGCTATCAGACCTGCAAAACGGTTTACCTATACCACCCGCTGGGCGGGAAGATGGTGGATCGCCCGATTAAAATGGCGATGAATGAGCCGCGCACCGTGCATGTTGCCCAGTCGTACGGCCTTGAACAGCGCCTGCGCGACGCGTTCGAGCGCGAATGGAAAGCGATGGGTGCGAACCAGCACATCGCCAATGCCGCGCGCATCGCCCGAATATACGGCGTATCAGCGATCGCGATGCTGGTGGATAACCAGGAGCCGAATGAATCGCTGGATTACCGCACGCTGTACAAGCACAACGTCAGCTTTAACATCCTGGACCCGCTGAACACCGCCGGCAGTATCGTGCTGAATCAGGACCCGAACGCCCAGGACTTCCAGAAAGTCGACGGTATCAGGGTTGCTGGCAAGCCGTATCACAAATCGCGCTGTGTCGTCGTGCAGAACGAGGATCCGATTTACCTCGCATACAACCCGGCGGCGTTCGGCTTCACGGGGCGCAGCGTGTACCAGCGAGCGCTCTACCCGCTGAAGTCTTTCATCCAGACCATGCGCACCGACGATATGGTTGCGGTGAAAGGCGGCCTGCTGGTGACGAAAATTAAGGGTCCAAGCTCCGTCGTCAACAACATGATGCAGAAGCTCAGCGGCATCAAGCGCATGATGCTGAAGCGCGGGAAGACGGGAGAGGTCCTGCAGATCGGCGAGAGCGACAATATCGAGTCAATCGACCTGAGCAACCTGGAAAAGCCTCTCGACTCTGCGCGTAAGCACATTCTCGAGAACGTGGCCGCCGCCGCCGACATGCCAGCGATCATCCTCAACTCTGAGACTTTCGCCCAGGGCTTTGGTGAAGGCACTGAAGATGCCCGCGCCGTGGCGGTATACATCGACAACATCCGCGAGTGGCTGGACCAGCTTTACGCATTCTTCATCCGAGTGTGCCAGTACCGCGCCTGGAGTATTGAGTTCTTCCAGTCTCTGCGTGCTGACTTCCCGGAGCTGAAAAACACCTACAGCGTGTATTTCGCGAGCTGGATAAACAACTTCGAATATCGCTGGCCGTCCTCCCTGAAAGAGCCGGAAAGCGAGAAGGTGAAGGTCGACGAGACGCGCTTTAAGGCTATTGTCAGCATGCTGGAAGTGGTGCTGCCGCAGCTTACTGCTGACCCCGAAAACCGGGCGACTCTGATCGAGTGGGCGTGTGAAAACGCCAACGCCAACGAGAACCTATTCCCTCAGCGGCTTAATCTCGATTACGACTCGCTGAAGGAAAACCCACCGCCGGAGCCGCCGAAAGCTGAAGAGCCTGGCGGCGGGATGATGCTATGAACACTTTCACCAGAACAGTGAGAGATGCGGTGAAGTTCTTTCTCCGCAACGGCTACTCGTCCCGGGAAGAGCTGGAACGCTGGCAGGCGATTATCCGCCAGGCCGCCGAAAGCGAAACAGCCGATGACTACATGGCGATGGTCACCCGCAACCTGACGAAGGCATACGACATGCAGGTGGGCCGCGCTGGCGCGCTGAAGCGCCATCATGGCATATCCCGGTTCACGCTCAACTACCTTGAGCCGAAGCTGAGGACGGAGCTCGACAGGCGGATCCTCGCCAGCGCCGACCTAATCCAGCTCAACCGCAAAAAAGCCATCGACACTACACTGTCGCGGTTTAGCGGCTGGGCCAGCAGCATTCCCTCAGCCGACAGCATCGCGCTGACCGGCATTCAGGGAGCGATGCGGGAGACAGCTTCTCACATTCAGAAGGCCGCCGAGAAGGTGGACTATGAAGCGCGCCGGGTGATGATCGACCAGAACCATAAGCTGATAGCCAACATCGACAACGTGATCGCAACGAGCAACAACGCGATTGCCGCGATATGGCACAGTCACTGGCGGCGGCCGGGTTATGACTTCCGCGAGGACCACAAGGAACGCGATCAGCTTTATTACCTGATCCGCGGAAACTGGGCGCAAAAAAACGGGTACGTGAAATCCGGGCCTGCCGGTTACCTGGACGAAATCACTCAGCCTGGCGAAGAGGTTTTTTGTCAGTGCTACGTGACCTACATCTACAACATCCGAAGCATTCCTGAATACATGCTGACCCAGAAGGGGCAGAAGTTCATGGAGTCGATGAAGAAAGCAGCATAGGAGCATTGAAACGTGGCTATTTTTGGCAGCGGGATAATGTTCCGTCAGGGTAAGTTCGTCTTCCTGATCCAGCGCTCGGATGATGGCACGTGGTGCCCGCCTGGCGGAACGGTAGAGCCGGGTGAGCTGGCTATTGATGCCGCGCGCCGCGAGGTGCTGGAAGAGGTGGGCTATCAGTACGATGGCCCGCTCACTCCACACAGCGTATATGGCGATTATCTGACGTTTCGCGCTGAAGTGCCGGAGAGGTTCGAGGCGAAGCTTAACGACGAATCGCTGGCCGCCGGATGGTTCCACATTGACGAACTGCCCAAACCGCTTCATCAGCCCTTCGCTGAGATGCTGGCGCAGCAGGCGCTCAATGAAACCGAAGTGGCCGCGCTCATCGCTGACGGGACGCTAAGCAGCCCGCAATTCTTTATCAACATGTGGATGTTCGCCATCCGGGTAACCGGAACAGGGGTTACCTGGCGCTCTGCAGATCAACAGATGGCCTTCCGTAACCCGGACGACTATCTCACTCCAGAGTTTCTCCAGCGAGTTGCCGGTGTACCGCTTATCTGGCTGCACCCGGAGAAAAACAAGCTCGATAGCGATGAATTTGCGAAGCGTGTTATCGGCACCCTGACGAACAGTTGGGTTGCAGATAATGGAGAGGTCTGGGCTATTGCCCGGGTGTACGACGCTGAAGCCGCCGAAATTATGGCGACACGGCAGCTTAGTACCTCGCCAACCGTCACGTTCAGCGAAATGCAGGACTCAATCATCAAAATCGACGGTCAGCCTCTATTGGTGGAAGGTTCCCCGGTATTGCTCGACCACGTTGCAATTTGTGAACAGGGCGTATGGGACAAGCTCCTTGCCCCTACTGGTGTTAAATCTGATTCCATTCCAAACGAGGCTGAAAAGATGGACGAGGAAAAAATCGTAGCGCTGATTAACCAGACGCTCGACGCACGCATGGCTAAGGCTGACTCAGAAGAAGCAGACCGTAAAGCCAAGGCCGATGCCGAAGAGGCGGCCAAGAAAGAAAAGGCTGATGCTGAGGCAAAAGAGGCCGAAGAGGCGAAAGCCAAAGCTGACGCGGAAGAGAAAGCCGCGAAGGAAAAATCAGACGCAGAAGCCAAAGAGAAGGCTGACGCAGAAGAGGCAGAACGTATGGCGAAAGAAAAGGCTGATTCTGAACTGCGTCAGCAGATCGCCGACCTGCGCTCCCGCATCCCAACCGAGTTGAGCGATGAAGAGCGCAACGAAGTCGCCGATGCACAGGTTAAGGCCGATAGCGTGTTTTCCTGCTTCGGCAAGCGCGCTCCGGTGCCACTGTCTGGTGAAAAGCCGCTGGCATATCGCCGCCGCCTGATGATCCAGTTGCAGGAGCATTCGCCTGACTTCAAATCCGTCGACCTGTCCTCCATTGCTGACTCAGCGCTGCTGAGCGTGGCCGAGAAGACGATCTACGCCGACGCACAGAAATCGGCAAGCCTGTCTGTTGGCCCTGGTATGCTGCGCGAAATTAAACGCGCTGATGCGACCGGTCGCCAGATCAGCACCTTCGAAGGCGATCCTGCTGCCACCTGGGCTCCGTTCCAGTCCGGCAAGCGTCAGGTCACCAGTTTCAACAACCAGGCTTAACGGGAGCTCTCAAGCATGGCTAACTTATCTCTTAACCCGATGGCAACCACGAATGCGCTGGGCTCCTTCGGTGTGCAGTCCGACGGTTATATTCAGGGCGTGGCGCTGGATGACCCGGCTAACCGCTTCAACCTGGCAGCGGGCACCGTGGCGGCAACGGAAACCAAACCTCTCTGGGGCGGTCTGCCGGTTGCTGAGCTTCTGCCTGGCACCAGTTCAAGCCCGCGCGGTTCTTACATCCGTCGCGCTGTGTCTGTTACCGAACTGGAAGGCTTTACCGTCTTCAATCAGGCTCACAACGGCCTGACCACTCCTCAGTCTCCGGTTCCGCTGTACGCATCAGGCATGAGCGTTTCGTACTACCGCCTGGGCTCCAACATGCGCGTTCCGCTGAAAGCTTCGGCGCAGGTTGTCGCGCTGGGTACCTCCGGCGCTTCAGTGAAAACTCCGCTGGCATGGGATTTCGTGAACAACCAGATCACCACCGCGGCGGCGGCCGGTTTCGCCGGTTCTGATATTGCGACAACAGCTGTGACCTATGCCGCTGGCGTGGCGACGGCGACAACCGCATCAGCGCACGGCCTTACTGCTGGTCAGTACGTGAAAATCAGCGGAGTTGCCCCTGCGGCGTACAACGGCACTGTGGTAGTGCTGTCTGTTCCGAGCTCAACGACCTTCACCTACGCACCGGCAACTGCACCAGGTGGCGCAGCTACCACGCAGGGCACCATCGGCGCAGTTACGCTTTCCGACATCACGCTGCCGGTAAAAGTGCTCGCCATCGAATCAGGCAACTCCAAGACTGTCAGCTATGACAGCGCAACGGGCTTCCTGACCTGGAACAACACCGACAGCTGCGCGCTGGTCTTACTTTAATCGGGAGCTGAATTAAATGGCTGCAATTACCCCCAGCTACACCATCGTCAATCCGTCGTACATCGCGCCGGAGATGATCATTGGTTACCAGCAGGCGTCAGGTGCGTTTGAAACCATCGCCAGCGGTAACCCGCAAGTCCGTCTCGGCGTGGGCGACCAGTACGTCTACATGCGCCGCCTGGATATTCGCACCCAGACCACTTCCAGCCAGTCCGGTAACGGTAACCAGCTGCCGAGCGTGGCGCTGGATGCGAAGATGATTTCAACCCCAACCTACCTGTTCCGCTGCCGTGGTATCTACGATCACCATGATATGGCCGCTGCCGGTAACTGGAACTTTGCACTGCCGGAAGCTCAGCGCCTGGGCATGCGTCAGGGCATTTTCCAGCAGCTGCGCTCTGCTCTGCTGTACGGCATGAACCCTGCTGGCGGTGAAGGCCTGCTGAACACCGCTGGCGCGACCACTGAGTCCCTGCCTCCGGACAGCAACGGCAACACCACTGTGCTGACCTATGACCACGGCCAGATGGCGGTATATCTGCTGGGACACGTACAGGCCGCACTGACCCGCACCATGCAGCTGGGCCGCCAGCAGCGCGTCGTTATCCTGGGGCCGCAGCGCGTCCTCGGCGCCATGGAGATTCAGCAGATCGTTCAGCTGACTTCTTACCAGCGTCCAGGTGGTGGTACTGACACCGTCGGCGGCACGGTGAAAGAAGTGCTGAAAGGCGCAAACGTCCAGGTTGACTGGGTGTATGACGATACCCTGATCGGCGCTGGTGCTGGCAATACCGACGCGGTGGTGATCACCATCCCTGAGGTCGAAGTGCCGATGGTCAACTCTACCGTGAACACCAACGAATTCGCCAAGCTGACCCCGTCTCTTGCCGCGAACGCGCTGATGTTTACCGACATGGCCGCGCCGCGCGAGATTCCGACGCCGATCGCTGGTGGTGCCATCGATGTTCTGTCCGAAATGCGTTCTACCGCAGGCTGGGCAGTTCGTCCGGAAGCAATCACCATCCTGTCCATGGCGTACAGCGCCTGATCCATTCTTTGAAGTGGTTAAGCCTCTGCCGGGGAAACTCAGCAGGGGCTTTTTTACGAGGGTAACCAATGAAACTCTATATCGCTAACACCACCAAGCAGCGCCAGATTTTCGCCTATCGCAAGCTCGAGACCGGCCGCCTTATTCAGATCCCGATTAACCACGGCGACCAGATGATGGTACTGGATGGCACAACTGAAGAGATTGAAGCGGTGGTGCAGCACCATCAGGTTTATGGTCTGGTTGACTCGACAAAAATCGACCAGAGCCAGGCGTTTGTCGGCCTGTGCTACAGCCTGAACAAGCCTGTATCAGCGTCGGTAATCGAAAAAGCAATCCGCGATAACGATATTCACCTGACCCGTGGCGCCCACGGCCGCCGCCAGGCATCCGTAGCGGCTTTGGACAGCTCTCTGCGCGAAAGCGGTACCGGCTATTCCGGCGAGATGGAAGTCAGCGCTGAGCAAGCGAAAGGCCGCGAAGACAGCGAAGACACCCCAACGGTTAACGAAACAATCGTGACTGAAAAATCCGGGAGCAAGAAAAAATGACAACGAGCCTGTCGGGATTTATCGAATTCGTTCGAACTGACATGGGCGTGACCGCCGCGCAGGTTCCCGACGACTCGCCGTCTTTCACCCTAGCGTATGGCGGCGCGGTTGAGTGGGTAAACCCTGATATCGCGTGCGTCACGCCGAATCTGTACACAGTGGCCGTGTACAACCTGGGCGCGTCTTTCCTGGTCAACTATGGCACGGAATCTGTATTCGCCGAGTTCAGGAAAGAGTATGGACTGAATAATTTCAAGGCTGGCGTAATTACTGGAGCCGGGGATAACTCAACCAGCGCTCAGCGCCTGGTGCCGGACTTCTTCAAAGACCTGTCACTGGCTGACCTGCAGATGCTGCAGGACCCATGGGGCCGCCGGTACCTGATGATTGCCCAGCAGTTCGGCAGCCTGTGGGGACTGTCATGATCACCTTCCACTTGGGGGTGATTGATGTCCCGTATGAGGACGAGAACACCACGACCGGAGACGTCGCCGAGTATCTGGAGGAAAAGTACCAGATCATGCAGACGTTTTTCGACAGGTACAGCAACGACATCGCTGACCTGATGGCGAATGACATGGCAGCGTCGCTTGAGAACATGATGGCCGGAGCGCCGCCAGCAAAAGACCCTCTGGCAGAGTCGATGTCCCGGATCCATGACCTGTTTGTCGCCTTCCTCGACAACACCGAAATGAACGGATTACCTGGTGTGCCTACGCGCCGCGCGCTGGACGGCATCTCCCGGCGATTCAAGAACAAAAAGGGGCCTCCGCGCCCGTCATTCATCGATACCGGAACCTATCAGGCCGCGATGCGCGCCTGGGTGAGCGGGGTGCTAAATGCCTTCCCTGGATGAGTTGCAGCAAACTGCAAAAACAGAGCTTAACGCCACGCTGACGCAGGGTCTTGATGACCTGAGCCGCTTTCAGGTGGTCACGTTCACTAAGTATATTCGCAAGGTGCTGCCCCTCGATGGTTTCGTGTTCTGGGTGAAGGCCTCTGTTCTGTCTGACGACCCCAGCAGCGAACCCGATACGGTCGACGTTAAAGGCTATTTGCACCTGACGACCGAAACCATACAGGACGATGAGCAACTCTATGACCGGAACGTCGTGACGTTTACCGCTCAGGCGGACATCGACCCGTTCAACGACATCGGTTCTGATGTCCTGTACATCGGCGAGTTCTTCGGTATCCAGTTTTCTTTCTCCCGGCGCACCGGGCTGAACGAACCGGCCAACCTCTACCACTACACAGGGGAGGCAATATTCCCCTACATGCGATCGCAGATCATCAACTCTGCCGACGATATCGACCTGTCGGACGTTGTGGTTTCGAGCTCATTGCCCGTATGGCTGGCGCTGAGCCAGTACATGCCAATGTTTCCGGCCATGCTGTCTACGCAGAACCTTTCACCGCCGTATGCAACGGTGAAGTGCAGCAACACCGCGCCGATCGCCGGGAGCTTTTACCTCGATGAGCAGAAAAACCAATATCAGCTGGTTTCCGAGGATGTGACGATCTCCATCACTGGCCTGCGCAATGCCGGAGTTGAAGATTTCCTGAGGTACGTACAGCAGTACACGCTCGGCGATGACGCGGAAATGGGCGTGATGAATATCCCGGTCGTTCAGGACGAGCGCGTCACGCAGAACGAGCTGAACATCATCGCCATGAGAAAAACCATCAAGTTCAAAGTCAACTATTACCAGCAGCGCATGCGGAATGTCGCGCGCAGGCTGATCACGTCAGCGATTCCGTCCATTTACCCGGAGAAATAAATAAATGGCAATTGTTAACATTAACGTCTCGGTGACCAATCCACCGAAGCCCTCTCAGCTGCTTAAATCCGGCGCGATGATCTCCATGGGCGGAACAACCCTGGCTGCAGGTGAGTACCAGCTCCTGACGACGAAAGACGATCTGAAGGATATCACCTCACCGGCTAAAACTATTTCAACTATCACCTGGGCAACCGGCGTGGTCACGGTGACCCTCTCGGCAGCGCATGGCTGGAACGTTGGCAACACTATCCCGCTGGTTGTCTCTGGCGTTACTCCAGCAGCTTATAACCGCGCCGTAACCGCCACTGTGACCACGTCGACCGCCTTCACTTATCCGCTGGCGACGGACCCTGGCACGGCAACAGTTATGGGTACGGTGAAAACCGTAGCGGCAAATGAAATCATCGAGATGAACACCACGTTCTGGTCCCAGGGTACCACCCGCGCGGTCTATGTGCTGGAACTTGGTGATGTATCTGTTGCTGCTGCCGTGGCTGCACTGGCCGACTTCATCGATGAAGATATCTCTCTGGGCAACACCTATCAGAAATTCTTCTCGTACCTGGTACCGCGCGAATGGGATGGTGAGCCGACGTTTAAAACCCTGACTGGACTGTATACCAGCCCGGCGTCACTGGTTTATTTCTTCGTTACCACCACGATCGCCACCTATCAGGCATGGGTCGCCACCAAAAACAAATCCGTGCTTGCGGGTGTGGAATCGCCAAACATCCCTGCTGGCGAGTTTTCCATGGCGTTCCCGTTCCAGTCCTCTCTGGCAAACGATCCTGGCTCTTCGAACATGGTTCCGCCAATGGCGTACCGGTTCGGCTACGGCGTAACGGAATATCCTGTTGAAGGGAATGGCACGCTGCTTAAGCAGCTCCAGGACAACAGCATCAACTACGTCGGCACCGCCGCAGAAGGTGGACTGAGCAACAAAATGCTGGTGGCAGGTCACATGCTGGACGGCAATCCGTTCAACTACTGGTATTCCGTGGCATGGACTGCAATCAACCTCGAGCTCGATCTGGCCAACGAAATCATCAACGGTTCAAACACCACGGTTAACCCGCTGTACTACGAGCAGAACGGCATAGACCGCCTGCAACGCCGCGCGCTGAAGACGCTGCGCAACGGTATCAGTTACGGCCTGATCCTGGGGCGTGTAATTGGTACCGGACTGACGCAGCAGGATTTCAATACCGAGTACGAGAAAGGCACGTATGCCGGGAACGCGGTGATTAACGCCGTGCCGTTCGCGAATTACACCAGCCTGAATCCGTCCGATTACGCCGATGGCAAGTATAACGGCCTGAGCGCCGTAATGACGCCGCGCCGCGGCTTCGAATCCATCACGTTTAACGTGAACGTAACCAACTTTGTAGGGGCGTAAAAAAATGGCAAACCCATTAGTACCGCAGGGATTCCTCAATCGTGTACGCGGCGCGGTGTCGGTAACTGACGTGCCAGCGCTGAACATCACCGCCTCTTATCTTGGCAAGGACGCCATCAGCATGCGTCCTGATGGCCCTGCGACGGACATTATCCCGACGCTGACCGGCACCGTAGGTAGCCAGGCGCCATATCAGCAGGTGACCGTCACTGTCCATCTGCTGCGCACCCAGGGCCTGAGTGACAGCTACAAAAACCGCTTCGCCACCGATACGGCACTGGGCGAGGTTGTAATCACCCCGGACGCGAACACGCTGAGCAATTTCACCGTGCTTAACGCTTATCTGGTGAACTTCAACGAACTGCCGTTTACCGGTATGGATGCCGGGTACGTGGTTACCATCAGCGGCTACATCCTGGCTAACGACAACATGTGGGTCTGATTGTGAAAATTGACAAAAAGCTCAACCTGGTAACAAACATAACCCGGGAAGACGGGTCAATCGTGTACCTGCATGTGACCCCGTTCCCGTATGAGGTGGTGGAGGAGCATTGCCTGCTGCTGGGCAACCTCTTTACCAACTTCATCTCACAGGTCGGCGGTCTGGGATCGGCGCGCGTCGCCGCGATGATGCTCCGCAAAAAGCTCAAGCGAGAGCAGGAGCTGATGGACGAAGCTAACCAGCAGGCCCAGCAGGCCCCAAACATCGTTGACGAGATCCAGCGCCTTACGTCTGTGGTCTGGAATGACGGCGGTGTTTGGAAAACTGCATCTTTCGAAGTCGCGATGAAGCAGGGGATTATCTCTCCTGACGAATACCGCGAAGTTGAAGGTGAGGTGGTTTTTTTTATGGTTACCTCTGCCATTCAGAAAGCCCATCTGATCGCCCCGACGGTGGGCTCAGTGATCGGCATGTTCGGTGGGCAACTCGTATCATCGAGCGTTACGGCGTTCCGCGATTCCTTGCAGACGTCGAATCCTCCTACCGATACCCAGACCCAGAATGCCCAGCCGGAAACGTCGCATATACCCTCCTAGACTGGGCGTCTAACGAGGGTTTCTGGCGGGTGATCAGGGAAATTACCGGCGAAGAGTTCGCCAGCCCGGAGCAGTACCGCCAGCGTTACATTATTTCCGCGCTAAAAGACAGGGGTTCCTTCAATGGTGGCTAAGTCTATTGTCGATATTGACGTAAATGACGACAAGTTTGTCGCGTTTATGGAGAAGTTCAAAGAATATCAGGCTGCACTTGAGGAACTTCCTGAAGCATGGCGCGGGCTGGCGCATGGCGCCACTGATGCCACCAAAGAGACGGCGAAAGCGAAAACAGAGGGCGACCTACTGGCTAAAGCCTTTTCTGAGGGGGCAAGCGCGATTCTGTCGATAAACAGCGGCCTTGAGCGGCTTACCGACAGTCTGGACAGGGCCAACAAGAGTCAGGAAGACTTCAACAAGAAAACTCGCTCATCAAAGGGGTTTTTGAGTGACGCCACGAAGGACGCGAAATCGCTGGCCGGGCACATAAGGGATGCAACCACAAGCCTGCTGTCATGGGGTGGTATCGTCGGCCTGTTCACTGGCGTGCTTGGCGTCGGCGGTCTCTTCGGGCTTAACCGCCTGGCGGCCACAACCGGATCCCAGCGTTTCACCTCTCTCGGGATCGGGACGAGCATCGGCGCGCTGGACTCCACAGCCATTAACTACCAGAAAGCACTCGGCAACCCGACAGGGACGCTGGGGGTCATCCGCGACAGCCAGATGGATCTGTCAAAGCGCTGGCAGTTTCAGGCTCTCGGGATCAATAACCCCGACCAGGACCCGGCGAAACTCCTGCCGCAGCTGATTCGCAATGCGCGTGACATTTTTGTCAAAAACGGCAGCACCCTGCAGGGGGCCAACGCCTATGGCCTGACGAACTTTTTCAGCCTTGACGACCTGAATCGCTTTAAAAATATGAGCGATGAAGAAATCGATGCGATGGAGCGCCGGGCGCAGAAGGATGCGAAGTTACTGCAGATCACCGATCAGCAGGCGCGGCAGTGGCAGGACTTCAACGTCCAGTTGGATTACAGCGGACAGAGCATCCGTAACACGTTTGTGCGCGGGCTTGGACCGCTCACACCGCAACTGAGCAAGCTTTCTGACGCGCTGGCTGGTGCCATTGATACTGTGCTGCAGTCTCCAGAGTTGGGTAAATGGATTGACGGGCTGGCGGGCGGTATTGAGCGCTTCGGGAATTACCTGGCATCGCCAGAGTTCACCAAGGACGTTGACAGCTTCATGGCTGGCATTGAAAAGCTTGGGGCGCTCATCGGGAAGGTTTACGACTGGGTTGTGGGTAAAACCGACATCTCAGTATCGGATGTGACTTCCGGATCCTCAATACTGAGCGACAAGAAGGTCACGGACCCGAAGACTGGACAGACTTACACGCCGGGTTCAGAAGATGACCCGCGGGTGTGGGGATGGCTGAAGGGCGTTAAGAGATTCTTCTCCAGTGGCGATGTTAAACCTGTCGACCCAACTCCTGCGGATGTCTCCGCTAAAGGACGGACGATCGCTGACAGGTTCAATAACCCGACCAATCTGCGCTGGGCTGAGGGGTACGGTACGCACAACACGAAGAGCGGGAAATTTGCTGTCTTTCCTACTCTCGATGAGGGCGTGCTGGCATCGGCGAAACAGCTGCAAATTTATGGCACCCGCGGCATCAACACAGTCAGCGAAATAGCGAAAAAATGGGCGCCGTCGAACGAGAACGACACAGCGGAGTACATCCGGCATGTCGTTAAAACGACCGGGCTTGGCGCTAACGACAGGCTGAACCTCAACGACCCTGCAATTCTGGCAAAACTCATCTCCGCTATGTCCACGAAAGAGGGGGCCGGAAACCGGGTTAGCGAGGGCGCGGTTATCCAGATATTCAACAACACAGGCGGCAATGCCATCGTTTCATCATCACAGCTTGGAGTGACTGGATAATGGCATTTACTCGCGAACTCTACCGGCTTGGCTTCGAAATATCCCCTGTTATCCTCTGCAATGGAGTTGCGGAGGCTATCCCCGGCGGCATGCTGCCAATAGTGGCATTAACCCAGAGCGCCAGCTTTGTAACCGGGCTGATCGGCGGGGCAATCAGCCTTACCGATCTGGACAAATATTTCTGTCACTGGCGGCCTGTTCAGGGTGCAACGATGGTTGACTATGACATCGCTCGCTATCCGTTCGCTAACCAGACTGTCGCAGCTAACGCGCTTCTGGCCCAGCCGTTGAGGGTCAGTCTGATGATGGACGCCCCAGTGAACGAGAATACCGGCGCCATGACCAAACTGGTAACGCTGAGCGCGCTGCAGGCGGTGCTTCAGGCGCACGCCAACCTGGGCGGGACTTACATCGTGGCCACGCCGTCAATCATCTACAACAACTGCATCCTGAAAACTGTTAAGGACAGCTCTACCGGTAATGATCCGCTACCTCAGCGGTCCTGGCTCTGGGATTTCGAGCAGCCACTGATTACCGAAACCGCAGCTGATCAGGCCGTTAACAGCTACCTCAGCAAAATTGATGGTGGTGACCAGAACAACAGCAGCGCATGGACAAACACTGTCAGTGCGCTGGGTAACACATCGCTTGGCGGTTCGGTTACAGAGGCGATAACGGGCGTGATCGGCAAGCTGCAGGGGGTATTTGGCATATGAGCACCGTCAATTACCCGTTTACCGGGCTTGAGAGGAAGAGCATGACGTTCTCGCCGGTTCTCGACGGGACGGTCTACACCTGCCAGATGAAATGGAACATCGCCGCGCAGCGCTGGTATTTGCTGATCACCAACAGCGCCGGCAACCCGGTGCTGAATACTGCCGTTGTTGGGTCGACATCTTCAGGTGGAATAAACCTCCTGAATGGGGTGTTCACATCGACGACCATGATCTGGCGTGAAAAAAACGGGCAGATTGAGGTAACGAGCTGATGCGCTATTACGAAATTAACATTTTTGATGGCGACACCTTAATTCAGCAATATTCCAGCCTGAAGAACGGAGTCTATAACCCAGGCGCGCTGATGGTTGAATTCGACATCATGCGCTTTGGTGAATCAACGCCAGCAGGGGAAACGCATCTGACTGTATGGGGCATCGGCCCTAAAGATATGCAGCAGGCCAGACAGAACCTCTACGGCAAGCGAATTCAGATCTTCGCCGGGATGTCGAAAGGACTGCCTCTGGCGGGAATGTGGGACAAAAAGCTTGCCATAGAGGGAACCATTTTCCAGGTGTTCGGTAACTGGCAGGGCACAGAGCTACGGCTGGACTTCATCATTGTTGCGGGCCCCGTTAACACCACGGCCCGCGGGCAGATGGTGCCTCTTCAGGTGACCATGCCCTGGTCTATGGGGCAGAAACTATCCGTCGCGCTGACACAATGTGTCATGACGATGGGGGGCTTTACGCCGAACATAAGCATCAGTGACAGGCTTACGCTGAATTACGATCGCCCCATGTTTTGCGGCTCCCTCACTGAGTTGGCAAAAAACCTGAGGGCATTTTCGCTATCCCGCATCAAAGACCCAGGATACACGGGAGTTGAAATTGCCGTGGTCAACGGCAATGAAATCCGGGTGTGGGATAATGACTATGCTAATCACCCTGATCAGAGTTCGAAAACCAGCGCGACGGAAAGGAGCAAAAATCCTGTCCAGATAAATTTCAATGACCTTATCGGGCAGCCAACGTGGATCAGCTTTGGCGTTGTCAGCGTAATCTGCGTTATGCGCGCTGACCTGCAGACTGGCGACCACATCCTGATGCCGGAGAAGGCTAGGCCGATGATTCAGGCTTCATCTTACTCACAGTTTCGCGATGACTCAGCCTTTAGCGGTGAATTTGTAGTGCAATCGGTTAGGTTGCTGGGTAACAGCAGGCAACCAACAGCTGAAGCGTGGATCACCGTGATTGAGGCATACCCGGCGGAGGCGGTTAAGACAAAATGAGTGTTGACCAGAAGCTTAATTTCGGCCGGAACATGAATCGGTTCGCTGAGCAGAAGTTTAATGAGGCGTTCCAGGCGGCCGGGAAAATACTGCCTGCCAGCATTGTTGAGCAGAAAGGAAATATGGTCACGGTAGCTTTCGAGCTACATGACACGCCATACGTTTTCCCTAATGTCACGATCCCACTCTTCGGGCCGCAGTACATTCGATATCCGATGCAGCCAGGAGATAAAGGGATTGTTATTCCTGCAGACACCTATCTTGGCGGCGTCAGCGGGCAGGGCGGTGGTATCGCCGACCTAACCCCCCCCGCCAACCTTAGCGCCCTGGTATACCTGCCGATAAGCAACACCGAATGGGAGGCCGTCGACGGGAACGTTGTCACCATTTACGGGCCTGAGGGAGTGACCATTCGGGATCAGGGTAGCAACACGACGTTTCTGCTGACGCCTGACAGCGTAACAATCGCTGCCGTGGACCAGTTCAAGGTCACTGTCGGCAGCACGGTGCTAACTCTTACGCAGGGAATGTGGAGCATCACTGGACAGAGCGGCAAGTTGCAGGATTCTACCGCCAGCACCAGCCCGGAGATTATGCATACCGGCTGGGCCGCACTGGTTGCATGGCTGAATGCTCATCAGCACTCAAACGGTAATGGCGGTTCAAACACTGGCAATCCAACAACCAATTTCAACGGGAATATCACGCAATGAGAACCTACGGGAGAGATGCAAATGGTAAGTGGGTGCTGGTGGTGCCGGATGAAAATGGCTTCAACGATTCCATCTATCTGACGACGCTAATCCAGAATCTGAAGTTGGCGCCGCAGGAGTCACCTTTTTTTGCAAACAACGGCATCCCGTCGCAGAGCTCAGTCATTCAGCAGGTGCTGCCCACCTATTATGTCGACAGACTTCAACGGCAATTTAGCCAGTATTTCTCATCGCTGCAGATAGCCTTGGTGAGTGATGATCCGCCCGTATACAACATTTCGGCGATAACGAACGCCGGTTCTAAAATTATCACAACGGTGAACGTATGAGTGATTTGTCCGTTAGCTATGACGCAGCCGGGCCAGTGCCGAAAACATCCGAAGAACTGCGCGCAGATTTAGTTTCCAGAGCCACTGAGTTATCACCGGGAATCACTACGGACCTTCCTGGATCGCTGATTGAGGATATCGTCGGTACCGACGTTGGCGCGCTGCTTATTGCTGATCAGATCCGCGTCGACCTCATAAACTCTGTTGGCCCGCTGAAAGCGAATATGTACATGCTGAACCTCCTGGCGCAGCAGGCAGGAATTAGCGCACAAAAAACGGAGGGATCGACTACCGTTCCTGTGACGTTTAGCGGTCCAGCAGGATTCGTCATACCGCAGGGGTTTCTGGTCAGCGACGGCACTTATACCTACCAGATCGCTGATGCGACAGTGGTCCTGTCTTCAGGCGTCAGCTCGATGGTAACAGCTGTTGCGACAAACACCGGTTCGTGGGCCGTTCCGGTCGGTTCTGTTAACCAGATCCTCACCAGTCTGCCGTCTGACATTGCCCTGACCTGCACCAACCCGGTTGCCGGCACCCCTGGTGGAGCGCCTGAAACTAACTTCGAGTTTCGCGAGCGCGTCTGGGAAGCTCAGATGTCGACTGTGCAGGGATATCATGGCTTTATCCGCCAGAAGTTAACCGACCTGAGTGATGTTCAGGCTCGTCTTGTTTCCGTAGTTCAGAGCGGTAATGCATGGATTGTGATGTGCGGTGGCGGTGATATCTATGAAATGGCCGGGGCAATTTATAAGTCAGCTGGCGATATCAGCAGGCTCAAGGGAGCAGACCTGAATGTCACCGGGATCACCAATGCGAACCCTGGGGTTGTCACGACTGACATCACTCATAGTTTCAGCTCAGGCCAGGTGATTCGTATCGCCGGCGTAACAGGGATGAGTGGCGTCAATAACGTTGACCTTACCATTACCGTACTGAGCCCCCACACTTTCTCTATTGGCATAAATACCACTGCCTCAGGGGCATGGACAGGCGGCGGAATTGTAACTCCGAACCTGAGGAATAACGTTGTAACGATCAACGACTGGCCTGATAACTACGTCATACCCTTTGTTATCCCACTGCAGCAGCTGGTGACGATTAAGTTTGAGTGGGCGACGGAAAGCGCCAACTATCTGACTGACGCGACTATCGCCTCACTGGTTTCACAACCGGTTATCAATTATGTAAACGGGATATTCGCTGGAAAGCCGATGAATATAAATAACGTCAAAGATGTCTTTCTTCAGGCGATTAACAGCACGCTCGATATGAGCCTGATTTCGACACTGAACGTTATTGTTACGGTGAATGGTGTAATCACAGGAGTGGATGCCGGAACTAACATTATCAGCGGCGACCCTTACAGTTACTGGTTCATTGCCTCTGACGGGGTTATCGTGGACGGGATATAATATGCTTGAAGATATCATTAAGTCTTACTTGTATACGCAGTATAACGACGATGATGATCTCCAGGCGTTCGTCACTGCGTATAACTCCATGGCCCAGGAAATTTATTCATGGATGATTAACGCCAACCTTCCGATATTTGTCGGAGGGTATAATGCTGGTGACCAGTTAAAATGGATTGCCCGCGGGATTTATGGCGTTAAGCCGCCGGTGCTGGTCAGTGGAAAGCAATCCGTATTCGGCCCTTACAACGCCGTCCTGTTCAACCAGTTACCATTCAATGGCAGAAAGGTAGTTAATCAGTCAGAGCAGGTTGTCGTTTCAGATGATCTTTTTAAGCGCATCATGACGTGGAATTTCTACAAAGGTGATGGGTATTACTTCACTATCCCATGGCTGAAGCGCAGGATAATGCGGTTTTTGACCGGTGTTGATGGGGTGGATGTTGTGAATGACCAGAGGTGGAGTATTTCTGTTTTGTTCTCAGGTGGCGGCGCCAGCATTTCTATTATCAAGGGGTATAGAAAACTTACTTCTACAGCAATGTTCAATGGATTCGCGTATAACACAAGATCGTTAAACCAAAAAAACAGTGTGCTAATAAAAAGCACTGACTATGAATATGCTGCGTTGTTTAAGCAGGCCATTGATAGCGGCCTGCTCCATATGCCTTTCTATCAGCCTGTTTCAGTAACAATAGTTGGCTAGCTATTCGCTAGTGGTCTGAAGAATTTCTTTTGATGAGTATTTTATAATTCCTGCTGCTAACTGCAATGTCCATGAATATTTTCAGGCATAAAGTAATTGTTAAAAGCATAATTACCACAAAAAACAACATCACAACAAACTTGATGTTCTCAAGTGGCGGCACTCCTTCCTGCGCCCACATTTGAATAGCAAGAGTGATGAGAAATGCAGAAAGGAAAATAGTCAGCGTCGCAACTCCCGAGAGAACTATGCGGAAAAATGATACAGATAAATTATTCATAGAGAACTCCTGTTTATAAGTTTCAACAATCATAACACTGCCGGCAACCAATGGCGGCAGATAATTCCATCCCGGAGGAATAATGGAACTTTTACTTTTGGCAGCTAATAACGCCCAGAGCGTTCTGGCTGCCGGGATAAGCTCGTCTGCAACAACCATGACGCTGAATACTGGTACTGGCGCTCTTTTCCCTGCGCCTGTTTCCGGTACCAGTTTCTTCAAGTTAACATTGATTGATGCTGCAACAGGCCAGATAAGCGAGATCGTTCATGTCACAGCCAGAACAGGAGACACGCTTACGATTGTGAGAGCCCAGGAAGGTACACTGGCTCGCGCGTGGTCTGTCAACGACATTGCGGCCAACATGATGACTGCTGGCACGTTAAGCTATATTTTGGATAACTACGCAACGATAGCCAGTCTGGGAACGGCTGCTGCCCGTAATGTAGGAACCGGTGCTAAGCAAATTCCTGATATGTCTTTTTTTGGTGGATCCAGCTCTAGTAGCGGATATCAATATTTCCCAAATGGGACCTTGATTCAGTGGGGCACTATCGGCCTTAGATCTTCACCAGCAGGGACTACTATTGGATTATTCCCTATAGCATTTCCCTCAGCTGGCTACCAGATAGTTGTAACACATGACAACCCACTCGATAGCACGCTTGCGTATGGTGCTGCCAGCATTATTAGCCCAACACAATTTAGAGTAAACGCATGCGCAATTAACACTAGCACATTTACCTTGAATACAGGCTATACAATGACACTACGCTGGCTTGCTATCGGAAAATAAAATGAACAGATATCTATATGATGCGGTAACTAATGCCTTTTATCCATTTGCATCGAAGGCCATCTACCTAGAAGCTGGTTCTTGGCCTGCTAATGGAGTAGATGTTGATGAAGAAACTTACGAGGAGTTTAAAAATCCACCTACAGGAAAGATGAGAGTACCTGATAGTGAAGGTAATCCATCATGGGTAGACATTCCTCCTGCCTCCAATGCAGATTTACGAAAAGCGGCCCTTTCTGCGTTAAGCAACATCTATCAGGATGATATAGAAAAACTCAACAGGGCATGGATGGCTGCTGCTGTTAATGATGGTGCAAATGAAACGACAAAAAAAGACGCAGTTTTGGCGCAGATCAACACCAGAAAATCGAAATATGCAACAGACAGGGCAGCAATTATTGCTCAATACCCATAGCTGAGTGGAGAAAAGCATGTCAGATAATGAAGCTTCACAAACTAACGAAGTGCAGTCATTAGCCGAAACAACGGAAGTTCGATTCTGTCCTATCTGTGGAACGCAAATGTATCAGGGTATTCGCTACGAATTCCTTTGCTGGATTTGCCCGGAATGTGACTTTGACGAACCGGTTTGATTGGATGCTAAAAGCCCACTTAGGTGGGCTTATTGTTTTGTTTTGATATGGTTGATATCAATTTGCAAGTATCTCATGAGGCCCAACTGCGCTGATTGTTCGGCATTTGCTTCATTTGCTTTTAAATAAAATGAACGTGCAACTGAATACGGAGCCATTTCGGCAGGCATAACGGTAAATTCGAATGATTTACCTTTATTTTCGACAGTGCATCTTACTTGCCATTTATTATTATGAATGTCATTACCAGAGCATTTGGTAGGTCCGTAATAGTTAGACAGATATGAACTAAGTCGGGTAATGGCATCCTGTACATAGTCTGGTTTACTTTGCGTATACCCAATAAATCCTCCAGTAAACGCAATGGCTAGTATTGCCGAGGCTGTTACTATATTTCTATTCCATTTCATGAAAATACTCCTGTCAATAGTAGAGAAGTCGAAGCCATCAATGAGCGTTCGGTAAAAATAGAACCCTCTCTTACATGCTATCGATGCATGTAAGATTAATCCTAAGCGTCATTGCCGTTACAGGCAACAAATATAGAGTTGAGAGAGCTGGATGATGGTAAAGCTCACGATGCACTCTTTGGCGTGATGGGGCATGGATGGGACACAAAACAGCACTCGCTCTAAGGTGAACTTAGACGACTGATGTTTTCGACGACTCTAACCATCTGTTATTTGGTGCGCTCTTGGACGATCTTTGTCGATTATGAAAAATGTATGCTCATATCATGGGGATGCAGGTCTAAGACCTGTCGATCTTCGCTGGCAGCCGCAGCGCTTTAATGCCACAATATTTTTTTCTTCGAATGCAGGAAAGATGATGAAAAAAATAGCAATTGCTGGCGCG